ATTTTTCTACCCTATACCAAATATTTAATATTGTGGCTTCTTATAAGACTATCAGGATGTAACAATCCTTGAGTCAGCTTGTGTACTTCTGCAGTAAGGTCTTTAACGTCAAGTACGTGGTAAGGCATCGAGGAAGGGTTTTTTACATTCATCCCTCTAACAGAAGCTATTCTTGGGGAAAGATGAGACAACCTACCAGATTCTCCTATCGCTTCTCCAGGCCCAGTGGACAAAGCTTCTAAAAATTTTGCAGAATTTTTTATCGCTTCGTCTTCATCTGTTTCCGTCAAAGTTTTCAAAAGTTTTTGAAGCGTAGATGGGCCGGGTTCGCCTTGAGCTTGGTGAATGTTAGGGTCATGCTCATAGTCTAGCCCTGGATCAACTTTTGTTTCTAAGCCAGTGGGTGATTCAGCCATTTTACTGCGGTCCTCCTCCTCCACCTGTAGGTATAGCTCTAGCTAGGCCAGCACCAGCACCTAGCAAGCTACCGAATTGCATCAGCGGAGATGGACCGCCGTGGAAAGCTTTAGACGTAAACCCAGAAGATTGAGCCTGGTGCGTAGTAGAAGTCCCTAGACCGGCTAATCCCCCTAGCAAGTTTGCTAAGTTTATGATCTGCTCTCGCCTAGCTTGTTGCGGCTGTTGCACTAGCCTAGCTTGATCCGCCAACCTAGCAGCTTCTCTACGCTCTACATCTTGCCCTATAGCTTCTGTTAGCCCAGCCTGTGACCTCGCCGCTGACAGCTGAGTACCCATCGTTCCAGGTATTCTCCCCTGAGCAGCTATTCTACGCGCTTCCGCTCTGCCTAGGGAATCTACTAGATTTTTTCTGATAGTTTCTTCTCTTAGCTGTTGCTGATTAGCTTGCAATTCGGAAAGGGCTGTGCTTCCCAAGCCAAACTGCCCCGCTTGTATAGCTTGAGTTTTAGCCAAAGCTTCATCACGCTCCGTCAGCCTCCTGGCACGGTCTGCCAACGCTTCGCTCTCAGCTAGAAAAATAGGGTCACTGGACGGGTCAGCGGACGCTCTTGCTATGTCAGACGCTGCCAATTGCTGGAAGACCGGGGCATATGCACCCGCTTGCTCTGCCAAGTCTGCGTAAGCTTCTCTAGCAGCTAAAGTCTGAGCAGAGTCAGTAGGGACTAAGCTTTGGTCGAACAATACAGGGGCTTGAGAAAACTCTCTTTGAATGTTCGGCAAAAGTTCTTTGAGAAAAGGCTCTACAGGAGCGTAAGGCCGTACCTCCGAAGAGCCGCTCGTTTGCTGTTGCTGAGGCAGCTGGACAACTTGAGGAGGAGGTGAATCAGTCATCTTACAAAGCCTTTCTTAGCTTAATGCTTTTGAACTCGTACCCTCTAGGAGCCATAAGTTTTTCCCAACCTTTTCGACCTGTGATTTCAAAAAAGTCGTACCCTAACTCTCTATAGTAATCTTCCATCATTTTCATACCTACGTCATAATCGCAGAGGAAGGACTCTCCGCCCATAGCTTCTGCTATAATCCCGCTGCTTTGATCGTGGTGAGCAAACCCTATTACAACGCAAGCTATTATTTCCCTATCCTTGTCAAACATTATCCATAAATCGCTAGACCCTTTAGCAATTCTTTTAACTGTATCGTTAGCGTTAAAAATATCAGCGCAATTGCTACGGTCTATAGCGTTTTCTATATAAGGGTAGCACTTGGTCAGCTTACGCACTAAGCTCCAGTGCTTGTAGTTTACAAGGTTATAGCTTGACCCATGATCCAGCTGCGTTGAAAAAATAAATTCCTTCTCCGGTTGATCCTGGGTTGAAGCCACTTCCATCAGCATATCTAATATCACCTTGTTTAGGTTTTTCCGGTTCTTCAGTAGTTACGTCCAGATGCCCGTTTCTTACTACTTCTAAGACAGCTTGAATTTCCAAAAGCATAGAATCGATAAACCGAGGTATTTCTTCTATATCAGTCGGGCATAGCGCCGGGTCAAAACGTAAAAATTCTGAACTCATCTGTCCGATACTACTTCTGATTCTATAGCCATTCCCGATAGATTAAACTGAGCATCTCCGGTACTTTCTACTTTAACAGCTATGTATCTCCCCCGCACTCTGCAATCTACTTTCGAATCTATCCCTATTTGGAAAGCTACAGGGTCATTGTAAGAAACGCCCTGGAACGGGTGTAGCTCTGACCCTATGCTTATGTTAACTGTCCCTGTACCTTCTATTCTGGGAAATACCCTGGTAACTGATTTTACCGCGTCTGTGCGACCGGCGTGTAGCCCTATTCGTTCCATTTTAGTTAAAAAGGTAGTACCGTCAAACGTAGTGCCTGAGTCAGCTGCAAATAACTTTGTCGAGTTAGTACCGCACATTAGAAGCGTGTCTACGGCTGGGTTAAACTCTTGCTGCGCCCAGGGCAATGTTACCGTTGACCATGTAGTAGTACCGGCAGACCACGAATTTGCAAGCGCTGGATTTACCAAACCTTTAGCTATGTAGTTTACACCGGGCAAGTCTCGTATAGACCAGTTATCTTCTCTATAGTTCCAGATAAGGGCAAAATTAGGGAACCCGTTTGTAGCACCTGTCTGGGGGAAGCATATCCATACTTCGTTCTTGACTTTATTATGAGCTAAAAATGTCCTGTGGAAATGGGTTGAATCTATCTCAGAAAACAAAAATGTTTTCATATCGTTTTCTATAATGCTTTTAATAGTATTACCGTTATGGATAACTACATCGTTAGTAGTCATCATAACATGTCTGCCATCTCCCAGATCAGTTACAGCGTCTCGGGCAAACAGCCCTGTATCTTTAAATTTTTCGCGCACGTTAAAGACAAAGTTTCCTCCGACGTAGTTCAGAGAGAATACACTGTCTTCTTTATATATTATAAGTTCGTTGCCCAGTTGCAAAGCGTTTAGTACATGCCCCTCTGTACCTATAAGGTCTGTCTCTGACGATTCCGAGGCTGTGCTAGAAGTGTTCCACGTATTGGCTCCGTTTGTAACTGCGCCAGCTGGTATAGCATCGCTCCATCTAATTGTAAACGGTTTTTCAGTACCGTCATCAGTCAGGTTAAGAGCTATTAAGTGGTTTCTGAAAGGTACTATAGCTTTGCACTTTAGCGTAGCTGGCCAGTTTGCTAAATCTTCAAACCGAGAGCCGGATTGTACATAGCTTTGCGGAACGTCTAAGCCATTTGTAACTACCAATGCTCCGCCTAGTATGCCTCCTTGCCAATTGTTAGTAGTACTGGCCAAGGTAGTATAAGCACCGCTCGATCTTGTAACTTCGCTATGGGTAGTCCCGGTAATTTTAAAAAGCTGGGTTAAGCCTCCGTATATCCACAAATCTGTACTGCCCTGTAGCCATGCTATTGTCCAGTGAGGGGCAGCGCTAGGCGTTCCTAGCACTTGAGAATGTCCTAAGATTTTTCCAGCTTTTCCATCTAGAAACCTTGCGTTCTGGACATCGCTAAAAAACATAGGTGGCATATCGTAAGGCGACAAATCTCTATTGTACGAGAATTGCGCCTGTTTAGCGGATATGTCAAAAAGTTGTTTAGCCATTAGCCAGAGCCTGTCCCAGAACCTGTCTCGGTTTGCTCAGTCCATATAGCGGGTGGTTCTTCTAGCTCTGCAAAGGTTCCGTCTTCAGCTGGGGTAGGAGATTCGAACAATATATTTCCGCCTTGTTCTTGGACTATGTTAAAATGTTCTAATACCCAGTTAGTAGGCATTACGCACCTCTACGGACCAAAGACCCTGGATCGCCTTGCACAGACATGGAAGCAACTGTCCCGCTATATCGCGCAGCGTTTTCTGCTTCTTTTACCTCGGAAAGGGCTTTTTCAAATATAGCGTTAAATCTAGTAGCTTGCTCCGTATCGTTTAAGAATATAGCACCTTCTAAGCAAGCTCCGAAAAGGTACAAATCTGGGAACTCGGCTAAAATATTATTAGAGCCTACGCTGTCGGATAATGCGTTAAGCTTGCCAAAGTAGTTTATGTTGATAACATACGCGCCGTCAGGTGTAGGAGCTAATTTTAGAAGTTTCCCCAAATTTGTATAAGCTCTGGGTGATCCGTTTGACACAGCGCCATATTCCCTAGAAACTGATTCTGGGGATAGGTAAGATAGAGTAATGCTAGAATCGCTACGCTCGTAGGTAATATTTCTAAGCTCTATCAAATCTGACGGGTAATCGTAAAAAGCAGTACCGGCAGTAGTAGTAGTCTCTGCCCTGGTCATGTTAGCTCTTACCCGTAGCTCTCTGTTCAAACGATTTTCTGTAAGCGTGATAAAATCAGGGATAGTGCTTGTCAGATCGTCTCTGTTTAAATAACTAGCTACGCTTGCTTTTAACTCTGTATAGTTAGAAAGAGCCATTAAATTACGCTTTCATCAGTCCTAAAGAATCTATTATCTGGATCGTTAAGAAGCTGTTTAATTTTAGGCCAATCGTTTTTATTCATAATATCGATGCCAAGCTCATGTTTCCACTTTTCAATAACAACTAGCGGAATACTGGCTACCTTACGCATACCTGTTGCATTTTCGCCAGTGCCGTACATAGAGTCTCCGACTTGTTCTTTTTTGTTAAGCTCTATGATAGGCTGAACGTCTTGTACATTGGTCAGTAAGGCTTTGTCTTCGCTGTGGTCATATTTAAAATGCGTTTTAACAGGATCAGTCATTGTTTACTCTCTAAAGTGGGGGAGAACTAAATGCTCTCCCCCGTTTAGCCCGGCTATTATTCTTACGGCAGATCGTATACAGCGCCGAGAGCTTTCTCGTTTTTAACTACGAGAGTGTACTCAGCGATGATTGCACGTTGCTCACCGTCAGATGTGCTGGCTACTTCTTTCTGATGGAACGGACGTAGGTAAGCTACTCCGTAATACTCAGGGTCAAGAAGATAGACATCTTTTGATCGCTGGAAGCGGTTAGGGACAACGGCCATTTCGCCAAAGTCACTAACGTAAACGTCCATGCCACCGATGATGCGCTGATCCGACGTATCGGTCCAGTTGCTGACGCCGCTTGCACCGCCTACGCCGACAAAGCTGGAAAACGTCTGCTTTGCCGAAGGAGCCATCATCAGATACTTAGTATCGGCACCTTCGTTATAGGCTGAAACAATCGCTGCTTTTAGCAATGTTTCGGTAAAAGTACGGGCAGAGCCGTCTGAACGAGCAGATGCTCCGGCACCGCTACCGTTGGAGCCATTTGACGCTTTAGAAATGTTGGTATTAACCCATGTGCATAGCGAACCGAGCTTACGCACAGTGCCATCAGCTGCCATCGCAGCTTTAGCTTGGTTAACACCTACAAAGGTACGCTCCATGTCACGCTTTAGCTCTTTAGAGCGCTTTGACATTTGATACGCAAGCTCTTCCTTACGACCGGCTTTCGAAACAGCGTCAAGAGTACCCGATATTAAAGTTGTCTTTAAACTGATTTGGCAAATATTGCCAACACGGGTAGTAGCCGCCGCCTCAGTTGCTGTGAGGGTCGAGCCTTCTTCGTTGAAGTTGTCAGCAGCTGCTGCTAAAGAATCAGTCTGCCATTCGTGGTTAACAGCAATCGCATCTGAGCGACCGCCCATCGACATAAACGGAGTATCCGATGGTGAAATGTCGTAAATAACATTTTCAAGGTCTTCGCGTAGACCAGCGCTAGAAAATGTTACCGTAACGCCTGTTGGTTGTGCCATATCAACCCCTCCTAGGGTCTAAGTGATTAAGTCCAGAAAAACATCTGCGGCATCTCTCGTATTCCCCGTCTTAGCCAGTCTTTCTCGCTTAGCCTGGATCGCTTTCCTAGATTTTTGTTTCTTAGTCTGCGGTGTACCTGACTTAACTATTTTAGGAGCAGATTTTACCTTTTTACTAGACTGTACCCCTTTGTCCTGCAACATTGCTTTATGCAGTACTAGGACTACTCTGTGATCTGTAATGCTATCTACTTCTTTATCTGGAAAACCTAAGCTTAGAGCATATTCTCTAATATCATTTTTTACGGTAGATGAAGGATCAGCATACTCAGGCAATGCGGATATTAAAAGCTCTGCTTCCTTTTCCACTTTTTGACTCAGTATACTTGACATTTCTTCTTCTGTCTGACGCCGCACCCTTTCTTGTTCGGTTTTGATATCAGAAATCCTATCCCTCGCTTCCTGGTACTCAAGACGCTTTTCCATATATTCCATAGGATCATCGTCTTTAAGCTCTTTCCAGTTGATGTCTTCAAACTGCTTTAGCTCGTAGCTTTGTTGATTAGACATCTGATCCAAGACTTGGGCATATTTATTACGCTCTTCTTGAACCGCTTGTAGATTAGCTTCGTAAGTTTTTCTCTGCTCTGCCAAAGACTGCGATTTACGGGTATAATCCGCTTGCCGCTGATAGCCGTCTCGTAACTCTTCCAGGCTAACCTCAAACTCTTCGCCGTCTACTTTAACAGTATAGGCTTCTGGGGTTTCTGTCTGAGCTTCCTCCTCAACTATCTCGTATTCTTCTTCCGACTCTTCAGAAATTTCCTCGTATTCTTCCTCGTCCATTTCCTCTAAGTCAACAGAAGGTTCTTCGATTGTTTGTTCTGGATTAGTGGTTTCCTCACTTCCAAACATGACATCGAACATGTTAAGCTGTGGCTTTTCGACTTCCGCATCAGGATTAGTCATCGCCTCACTCATAATTACTCTCCGTTTTCTATTTTGTTATTGTGTACAAACGCTTGTAAGTCTTCCACTACGGAACTTAAAGCATTTACCTTGAACCAGCAAAATTCTCTTTCCTCTGTAGTTTCAGCTATTGACCACTGCTTTACCAAACTATTGTTAAGCTCTTCTAACATATTTTTAAAAACAGGATTTTTTAAAATTATAGTTGCTTGATTTGCTTTTTCCTTAGAACTTATATTTGAAAAATCATTCATGTTTTACTTTTTCTTCTTTTTTATTTTTTTAATTTTTCTTAGCTTAGGCTTCTGCTTATAAGACTCTCCTGGTGGCATTATGCTCTCCTACTGTTTTACATGACCTGTATTAAGTTTTAATAATGAAGTTAATTGGTTGAGTTTTTAAAACAGCTGTTCCAGCCGCTGCTGATGCAGTTGCAGAAGTCCCTAGGGTAAATCCTGATCCGACACCTACTGGGAAAAAAGTGCGAAAATCCGGTACGTTAAAAGTAGACCCTGAGCCTCCAAATGTGGTTCCTATTACGCCGAATAAAGCGGAAAAGGTAGTGGTGGAGTGCGAAGTCCCGTCGCACATAAGCCAGTCAAATACTCCGCTTATGGTTGTCGTACTCGGGGCTGCAGCTGCTGCCCACATCATAACGCTTCCGGTTTCAAAACCTAGCTTATTAAGCTGAGCAGCTGTAGGTCTGGCGGCTACTGCTCCTAAGTTAGGAAACTGAGTTTGGAGAACTGTTTTAATCAGGCGGAGATGGTCATCCCCCTCTGAAATATTATCGCCAGCCGCCGGGTTAGAAGCGCTTAGCTGACTTATAAAGCTGGCAGATTCTACAGCCATTGGCTTATTCCTTGTGTTATTTTAACATTATTTAAACTATTTGTCAAGCTAAAGAACAAATCTTTAGAATGACGAATCCTTTAACCGTCTTTGCTCGCCTACTGCTACTATATACCCAGCTTCTTTTTTACTCCCTGGGTATGAAAGCTTTAGAACGCAATTTTCTCTTTTCTTATGATCCTTGTAAGACACTATTACCTCTTGAACGTACAGGACAATGGGGGGAGCGTAAGTTACGCAAAAGCCTTCTTGTTTTTTCTCGTTTATTGTAGATATATATTTTTCTCTGCTCTGGCTATCGGCATATGCTATGTCGAGAATATCATCCTCGTCTTTACATACTAAAAACACAGCTACTGTGTCTCCGGTGTTCCATTTTTCTTTAGCGTATACAGCAACGCTACAGGTTACTAAGAACCCAGATACTAGGATAAATATTAAAAATTTTTTCATTTACTCGTCTAAGTGAGCAGGGTATGGGCCTTGGTTTGTCTGGTCTTTTATAAACTTAGAACCATCCCATTGATCTCCCGGCCCTGCGTCTGCCGCATCTATCATTGTTTCTCCGTTTGGAGGAGTATAATCTATATCGGTATCGATTAGTATTACGTTTACTACTACATTATCTGAAATAAGTGCTTTTCGTTCTATTGCCATGATTACCCTCTAAGAAATAGTTATTACTGTTACTAGCACTTTCCCAGCCGCTCCGGCTCCTGAGTTTCCTGTTACCGATCCTCCCCCGCCTCCGCCGGGTATCATTGCTCCGCCCGTTGCTGATCCAGGTGTAGGAGCGTTAGCGCTTCCCGACGCTCCTTTTGCACCTTCTCCGCCAAATGTTGATGTTCCTCCATTACCAACAGTTCCGCTTTGTGAGCCAGCGGCTCCCCCGCCTCCGGCGTATAAAGAGTTGCCACCTGCTCCGCCGGTTCCAGATGAGTGGCTACCTCCTCCGCCGCCGCCTCCGCCAAATCCAGAAGAGCCGCCCGGTTGCCCTGAGCCGCCGCTTGCCGATGCCTCTGTACCTCCTCCGCCGCCTCCTAAACCACCAGTAGATTTATCCCCAGGAGCGTCATCTCCATCTCCTCCCGCTCCTCCGTCTGGATCACCCCCATCTCCTCCGGCGCTGTTTCCACCGTTTCCGCCAATAGTTTTTACCCCTCCGCCGCCGCCTCCGGCGTAGGCTCCTCCTGCTCCTCCTCCAAATGCTTGAAAATGTGATCCGAAAGAAGTGGCACCGCCAGCTGACCCGGCTGAGTCTGCGGAAGCTTGGAGAACCCCTCCGGCACCTATAGTTACTGTTTCTGTTGATCCTAAATCGCCAATAGCAAATTGCGCTCTAGCATAAGAGCCGCCCCCGCCTCCGCCTCCAGACATTGAACCAGAACCGCACCCGCCGCTTCCCCCTGCTCCCCATGCCTCGACAATTACAGTCGTACCTGATCCAGGTTTTGTCCATGTTCCTGATGCGGTAAATGTTTGAAAGGTTACAGACGAATTTAAATTTAAAGCTCCGCTATTGCTAGACGCTGCTGATACCGCTTGAAAGGTAGGTGCGCTGCCAGAGCCATTGCTGGTTAGCACTTGCCCAGCTGTTCCAGCCGCTGTAACCCCGATAGCGCTTGTACCGTTACCGTGCAGCACGCCGTTAGCGGTAAACGTGCTTGCGCCTGTGCCACCGTCTGCCACAGCTAGATCAGTAATCCCGTTGATCGTACCACCGTTGATATCTATCGTATTAACTGTGCCAAGATCAGTCCATGTGCCTGTTAAAGACCCGCCGCCGTTTGCGTTTAGCGTGGTAAATGCCCCGGTCCCGGCAGATGATGCGCCAATATTTGTCCCGTCAATAGCTCCGCCGTCGATGTTTACGCTGTCGCTGGCTTGAGTAGCAATAGTGCCAAGACCTAGCCCAGTCCGTCCAGCGGCTGCACCAGAACCTCCTGTGCCACCGTTGTTTACACCTAAAGTTCCTGTAACTTGGCTAGTAAGACTAATATTACCGCTTAGCCCACTTGTCGGCACCGCTCCCCAGGAAACGTCTGTACCGTCAGTGGTTAGAAACTGACCGTTCGTTCCTACTGCTACTCTTTGGTTTACGCTTGCTCCTCTTGTTAGCAAATCTCCCCTGGTAGTCATGGGATCGGTCAAACCGCCTAAAGCTGTTAAAGCCGCTGGCGCGTTAGTTGCCCCTGTACCGCCTTGAGTAATAGGGACTGTGCCTAGGCTTACAGTAACTGCCCCGGTAGATTGGTCAACAGCTACAGGAGTAGAAGCAGATAGGCTAGCTACACCGGCCAGGGCAGAAGCAAGAGAATCTTTACGAACTTTAAAAGTTTCACCAGCGCTTACGTCTACTATAGCTAAGACATCATCATCCGCTAAACTAGCTTCAGTTAGCTCGGTAAGTTCTGAGATTTTTTTATTAGTAGACATCCGATTCTCCTGCTAATCCGAAAACCTGTATTAACCTTCTAACCAACTAATATTAACCGTGGCAGTTCCACTAGCAGTGATAGCAGCTATCTCATCCCCCTCGACTACTGTGAAAATATCCGCATCTCCTGCGTTTATCAACACCCCTGCCGCGACAGTAGCCGTAGGGTCTGCTCCCGGCCCGATTTTTACAAAAGCAGATGCCGTAGCAGCTATCCTTACTTTTGTTACCTGGGCTGGGCAAGCTCCTGATCGAGTTTCTCCAGAACTGGTCGTAGCCGACAAGTTTTCGCTTGAATTGATCCTGTAGTAATTGTTTTGACGAGCCATTGTACTTTCCTAAGCTTTAATGTTTTTGTCAGAGTTCATTTCAAAGCCTAGCTCTATACCCTTGAGCTTTAGCTCTTCTCGTTTCACAGCCATATCGTGTTCGATCTCTACTCGCTCTAGCTCCAGCTTAGCAGATTTAATCTCTAACTCTTTAGCTTTTACCTCTGCTTCTAGCTGAGACGCTTGAGCTTCTATTATCATAGCTTGCGCTTGAGCTTGGGCTAGCTGTTCTTGCGGAGTAGGTGGTAAAGGTTCTTGAGACGGTTGGCTAACAAACTTATCTACGTTTTTAATACCCATCTCATTAGCTATTTCCACAGCTAAGTTATAGATATTTTGCGGGTTCACTATCCCCTTGGTCTGAGTACCTATCTTTTCTATCAAGGTTGCAAACATATTAATATTTTGCAATCTAATATCCTGGTCTCCGTACCCTATCCCTACTTCGATGTCTACGTCTAAATCTTCTCGCCAACTTGCCGGGTCAATTTCAAAATACTGGTTGTTTAGCCTGACCACTCGCTTACGGTTTTCGTAGCGTTGCACTAGGTTATAGATTTGCTTAAACATGTTTCGGACGCCGGTATCGGCAAATACCCTGGCTATAAGCTCTAACCGCCCTTGAGAATTTGTCAAAGCAGCGGTGACTGCTCCGGTAGTTACATGGGTTTTTAAAACGTCTGCTGATAAGCCTTGAGTTTTAGGGTTAACCCCGGTACGTCCTGTTTTAATATCTTCCCAATATTGTAGCATTTGGAAGCTATTGGCGGATAGGGACGGGGTTGCTATAGGCGTTAGAGCGTTGGGGCTACGGGTCCGTACTATCCCTCCCGGTCTGTTTGTGAGCAAATCATCTATATTAACTTGCCCTTCTACGACTTGAAATCTCCCGTTGTTGGAAAGGTACATGTTGTCTAGCAAGTTACGGGTTAGAGTAGACCGGATAAGCTGTACATCTTGCACAGTCTCCGCTACGCTAAGGCCATAGAATTTGTGCGGTATCGGTATCGGGCATACTGTGGAAAAGGGTATAT